CCGCAAAAGACAAGACAATCACGCAAAAAAGCAAAAAACCATCATCCTCTCACAAGCCCCCACAAACAACACACCTCACGCGGGGTGGAGCAGCCCGGTAGCTCGTCAGGCTCATAACCTGAAGGTCGTAGGTTCAAATCCTACCCCCGCAACCAAATCTATAAAAGAATACAGCCGCTTAAGAGCCTCCCAGACGGGAGGCCTTTTGCGTTCCGGACGCGTGTCAACACTGTGTCAACAGAACGCTGGCGGCGCGTGTCAACGAATGGCGCCGAGTCGCGGCGCACTCTCCGCTTGCTCGGGGCGCGCCCGCGCGCCTGAAGGTCCCCGACACCACCACGGGAGACCACCCCATGCCCAAGACGAATGACGCCGCGCTCGCGGTCTTCGTCGCACGCAAGGCCGAGATCGACGCGGCCCTCGACCGCATCCGCGCTGCCAGCGACGACCACTTCTTCGCCAGCCCCGAAGACGTCCACTGGGGCCATGTCACGGCGCTCGCAGACCACGCCGCGCTGCTCAAGCGGATCACGGACGCGATCTACGCCGAGCGCGAACACGCCATCTGATCGGCTCTGCATCCTTATGTCCGAGCCCTGTTATCTTGACTTCGGTACTCGCCGTGGAAGACGATCCACCGCAGGCGGTCCCGCCGCCTTCTTAAATGGAGGGATTGGATGTTGCGGTTTTTCGCAGTCTCGCTTTCGCTATTGGGCCTCGTGTCTTGTGGCGACATCACACCATCTGCGCGTGTTTCGTCGGATGGAATGCAGACTGCCGAGGGCCAGTACATCGCGGGCGTGGGGGATGCGGTCCTCGAGGTGGTACAGCAGGAGAGCTTGCCGAACGCCTTCGGTGGCGCTGACATTTTCGGACGAACGAGGCCTACTGGAACCGTAGGGCTATACTACGCAGGCCGCTCTGGAAACGAGGCGGTCTTTGTGAGACGCGACGTAGCCATCCAAAGCGCGCGGACGACGATGAACAGCTCACCCATCGTGATAAATCCCAGCTCGACGACGAACTACTCGGGTACGTTTGGGGGCTACGGCTACAGCGGAACTTCGTCGACAGTCGCAGCCCCGATCTTTCTTCCCCCAAATACTCCACAGGACCAAATCACCGGCGTAAGGGAAATGCGTGTAACAGTTCCTCTGGCCTCTGGCAGAAATGGCCTCGTCATTGCCGGTAGAAGGCTTACCGTCCTCGACGCCGACGCTAATCAAGTCACATACCGACTGTCTGAATAGAGCCGCATTGCCAATTGATGCCATTGCGGCTCTGACAGTCGGCAATCAACGAACCCAAAGCAGAGGCCTCACGCCGCCGCCGTTGCAATTCCATCCAGCCGCACCGCGACGCTGGTGACGCCGTTCCCCGCGGCCTCCACCGCCACGCCGATGGGGAAGCGGCCTGCAGACGGGGTGGTCACCTCCTTCGCGGTGTTGTCCCAAGCCACGCGCGCGCCGACCGTCAGCACCGCGGCATTGGCCTTGGGCAGCTGGAACACGCCGGTGGTGGAGAGCTCGACCGGGTCACCCTCTGCCGAGGAATAGGCGGCGATGCCGAAGATGCTGCCCACGATCAGCGCGTCGCCCGAGGCGATGCCGCCAGCGGGCGTGGTGACCCGGACGATGTGTCCGTTCTGGAGGTAGTTCTTCATGTTCAGAGCCCTTTCGAGGATTGGATGCGGACGACCGAGACACGGTCGGTCGCCCCTGCTATCTGGCGGTTGAGGTCCGCGAGCGCGGCGGCCATCTCGCCGTCGCTCGCGTAGGTGACGCGCTTGCCGTCGTATTCGACGGTGCGGACGCCCCGGTAGCGCGCGGCCATCAGGGCGTCCCGCCAGGCGGTGAGCTGGGCGAGGTCGGCCATGCTCACGCGCCGGCGTTCATGAACCAGCCGCGATGGTCGATGAAGCCAGCCCCGAAATCGAGGATCACCCGGATCTCCACGCCGTCCACGTCCCAGCCCGAGCGGCTCTCGACCTGCGGGCCTTCCGCGCCAGAGAGATAGGCGAACTCCAGCCCGTCGATCTCGCCGGGGTCGGCGGTGACGTACCAGCGCGTGGCCGAGGACAGGCGCGGCTCGACCACCAGCGACAGCGAGCCCGAGAACGGGTTCACATCGGCCGCCGTCGCGGGCGCGATGGAGGCAAGCCACTTCTCGGCCGTGGTCTCCAGCGCAGGCGGGACCAGCAGGTTGCGGGGCGTCACGCGGATGGTGCGGTCCTCGATACCCTTCTGCGTCCTGAGCGCCAGCCTTGCTGCAGACAGCGTCGCGTCGGAAATCGCGGCCCCGGTGCCCGCCTTGTTGCCGTGGTCCGCGTGGAACAGCGTCTTGCCGTCCGACATTGTGGGCCCGTTGCCGCTGCCCGCCTCGAGGAGGGTCACGAGGATTCGCGCCTCGGTCTCGGCCGCGGCCTGGCCCATGCGGCGGGCGAGGTCCGCGAAGGCGCCGAGGTCGTCGTTGACCAGAACCTGCCGGGTGATTCCGATCTTCCGCGCCCAGGTCTCGACCTTGTAGGCCTCGCGGGCCTCGGCCATGGTCCCGGCCTTGATCTCGCCGTGCTCGTTCAGCTTCTCCAGCAGCGGCGCCTCGCCCAGCATGATCTTGTTCACCGCGCGGAAGTCCCGCGCCGTGGTCTGGCGGCCGAGGCGGCGGATGCCCGAGGGCGCGGCCTGGTAGGCGTCGCGCAGGACGCGGCCGACGGTGTCCCCGAGGATGATCGGGAAATCCGAGGTGGTGTGCAGAGCGCGGGTGACGAGGCTCGCGGGCGACAGCGCCATGGTGGACTCGCCGCGCATCGTCAGCAGTTCCTTCGCCATGTCGACGGGAGTCGAGTAGGCGTAGCGGCGGGCCGGTTCGGAGAGTTCGTGGCGCGGATTGATCCGGGCGTAGAGCGCCTCGCCCATCTGGCGGGCGCGGAGCGCGGGATCGTCCTGGCTCTCGCCCATCTCGACGCGGACCTGTTCCGTGCGGATCGGAGGCGCGGATCGCTTCGCCAGCGCCTCGAAGGCGGCGCGGCGGGCGGTGTCAGGATCGGCGCCTCCGTCGATCTGGCCGTCGATCCAGGACTGGTCGAGCCCTGCGATGCGGGCGATGGAGCGGATCTCCGCGTTCGCCTCGGCGCGGGTCTCGGTGGTCGGCGCCTCGGGCGGGGCCGCGGTGGTGGTCGTGTCGGTCATCTCTGTCTCCATGCGAATGTGGGCACCGGGGTCGGCGGGCGTCGGCACCAGGGAAATCTCGTGGGGTGTCCAGCGCACGGCGGTCAGCACGCGCGCGCCGTTCTCGGTGGTCTCGGCCCACTCCTCGACGGAGTAGCCGACCGAGACATGGCGCAGTATTCCCGCCAGCACGTCCTGCCAGACCGGCTCCACCTCGGGCCGGGCCGAGAACTGGATCAGCGCCGTGCCTCGCTTGCCGTCGACGCTGGCGCTGCGGACGGAGCCCAGCACATCGCGCACCGCGGTTTGCCGATGCGCATCGAGGACGCTGGCCCCTTCGAGGCGCGACAGGTCCACGGCCTCGG